TTTGATGGCGCATCCTCATCCCTTAGATTCCCGCTCATAGCCTCGCCAAAGATCGACGGCATCCGCTGCCTCATCATCAACGGCCAGCCAAAAAGTCGATCCCTCAAACCAATCCCAAACGCGCACGTCAGCGCAACCCTAACGCGGCGCGAGTTCGATGGATTCGACGGTGAGTTGCTTGTCGGTGATGGCTCGTCCTTCCAAGACGTGACTTCTGGCATCATGACCCGAAATGGAAAACCAGACTTCTCGTTCCATGTTTTTGACGTCTTCACTGATCCGACTCGTCCTTATGAGCAACGGGTCAATGAATACATTTCCAGAATTGCAAGCCTTGCAAAACGCTACCCCTATCTCAAACCAGTAGAGACGCGCTTCATCCGCGACTCGATTGAACTGGACGACTATCTTGACTCATGCTTGACGCGTGGATACGAAGGCGCAATGATCCGCGCCCCGCGAGGAGTCTACAAGTTCGGTAGGTCAACCTTCAAGGAAGGCCACCTCATCAAACTCAAACCGTTCGAGGACGACGAGGCCGAGATCATCGACTTCGAGGAACAGCATCGCAATGATAACGAGGCCACCACCAATGAGCTTGGTCGTACGCGCCGCTCGTCGCACAAAGAAAACCTCACGCCGCTTGGAACCCTTGGCGCGTTAGTACTTCGTCACAAACGCTTCGGCGACTTCAACCTAGGCACTGGCTTTGATGCCGCGCTGAGGAAAGAGATATGGGACAACCGTAAAAAGTATCTTGGAAAGCTCGTCAAGTTCCGCTATCAGTCAATAGGTATGAAGGACAAGCCACGCATTCCATCGTTCCTTGGCTTTCGTCACCAAGAAGACCTCTAACCATAAACCCACATGAATACTGACACCCACCCCGACTGCGCAAGGCTGCAAAAAGAACTCGACCGCTGGCAAGAATCAGCGCGTAATTGGTTCGACAAGTACGGAGCTGCGATAACCGAGGCGAACATCTCAAACGAGCAAGTTGTTAGGCTTCGTAAGCAGTTGCGCCACTGCTCCGAGCAACTCGACAGCCTTAAAACTAAAGTCGCTTACGCCTTGACTGAGGACGATCATCGGATAAAAGCAATGCTCTCCGAAATCCTAAACCCTCGCCTAGACTAATGCCTTACCACCCAGACAAAAGAATTTCCGACGCCATTGAAGTATGCCTTGGCGATGATGAAGTGATCCTACTCGCCGACGGCTTTGAATCCTGCTTCCTAGGAATTGCGCGGCAGTTCGGAAAACCATTTGCGGTTTACGATCAGCAAGCGTGCATTCGACAACTCATGGAATCAATGACGCTTGAGGAAGCCGAGGAATACTTTTCCTACAACGTCGAGGGCGCATGGGTTGGCGATAATACGCCAGCTTTCATTATATTGGCCGCAGAAAAGGAGGACGCCCGATGAGCTATGTTGACGAAGCAATCGACCGTATTCTTACCGATAAGCGCATGTATCAGGCTGAGTGCAATTCACTTCGGCACGAGCTTGAGGCGTGGAAGAACGAAGCCATTGAGCAATCCAAACTCCTCGCCTCAAGTCTCAAACGGATTGAAGAGCTACTCATAGAGAATGAAAAGTGGCGTAGGCTGGCTATCAAAGACAGTAGTAAGCTGGGTGGGATTAACACTTAAAAGGCTGCATGATAGATAATCATAGTAACCAAAAAATAGCCAAGTATTTGGGCATAGTTTCTTACGATAAGTGGGGGCCTCTTTACTTTATTCGCGGCAGGTATGAGCAACATTGCCCAGACTACCATAATGACCTAAACGCTATCCATGACGCTCTTATCATCATAACCGAAGACATGTTTTCGCAGTATGTATCGCACCTATTAGAGATTACTGGTGGAAACTCGTTTGATGACCGAAACTTTTTATTAGCAAATTCTAGCAAGTGCGCGGAGGCACTTCTACATGTAATAAAAAATGCGAAACCTAAAAAGCGCCCAGAAACAAAATGATAAGCGAAGAATACGGAACAGGCTGGAGTCCGCCAGAGGACTCACCAAACCTTCGGGCTGAGTTGGCTTGGGCGAAGGAACAGATCGGTTTGCTTGAAGAGCAAGTGACTTGCGCCCTTGGAGTCATCCGACGCATGGAACGCGACAGAGACGACGCACTACAGTTTGCAATGTTTGCAAATGCGACAAAGGATGAGCTTATCAAGCTAGTTGATCGCGCACTGACTGATTACAACCTAGGCGGCGAGATCGACCCAGACACTTTTGAAGCCCTCGCGATTGCAGTAGAAAGAAACCAGCAATGAGTGACACGCCAAGAACAGATAAGGAAATAGTTGGTGAATTACTCGTTTTTGCGTCATTTGCTCGCAAGCTGGAGCGCGAGCTTGCCGAAATGACAGCCTATGCCGATAAGCTGGCGGCTGGCTTTCCAGAGGGAATGTTGCCAAAGGACGTAGAAGTCCTACGCGAAGCCAACGCGAAACTTGCCGAAGAGGTGAGCGAGTACAGAGGCTTGCTGATTGAACTCTACAACGACATCAACGTCATCCATTCCGGCAATGCCGTTGCCAAACTCAACCGCCTCATGCGCGACGAAAACTACAACTAATGAACACACCAGAAACAGACGCAAACGAATACCCCGCCAGCACCTTTATTGGCGCGGCAAGCCGCACGCCAGTCGTCCACTCTAACTTAGCGCGTAAGCTAGAAAGAGAACGAGACGCTGCGCTGGCGCAACTGGAAAGCATGACGCGGAAGAGAGACAACGCGCTGCTGTCGATTGCGACGCTTGGGGATCAGCATGAACGCGAGATTGCTGATCTTAAAGAAACCACTGAACGCTACCGACTTGAGGCCAATCGGTTTGAAGCAGAGGCCATGCAACTCAAGGACTTGCTCAAAGAGTGCGACGACGCCATAAGTGCTTGCCTTAGCACCTTTTCATGCAGGACGTTTGAACCTCTTAACTGGGAACTACCACCATACAAATGAACCAAGCAGGAAAAGGCCATGCGCCGCGACCCGTAAAGGGCGAAGTATTTCGCGACAACCACGACTACATCTTCCGCAAGGAGGCCAAGTCGTTTAAGTGCCCGCATTGCGGCAGCGACAAAGATCCGCTCTTCTCACGGGTTGAGCCAATGGGAGACTACTGCCCTGACTGCGGAAAGAACGTTGATGAGTGAGCGCCAATGCGACGAATGCCTTGAGCAAGCGCGGCTGCTGGCAATGAGCGGCGAGCGTGAGTCCGCGCTGCGTGGAAAGCTCTTCATGATGGAAAGGGCCTTGTCGAGAATTGCGGCGGCGGAAAACTCCACGGTAGAGGAATTGCGGCAACTGGCAAAGAACGGCCTGAGCTGGAATAAGCCCACGTGGCCGAACGACGACAATCCCTTTGAGTCGGCTGACCACGACAATGACGACTTCACTTATGACGAGCTACGAGCATGGCCAGTCTGCTGAGATAAATTTGCAAGCCTTGCAAATCATTGCGTGAGCTTGTCCAGCCGTTTGCTGGCCGAGTCCCAAGCTGGCCAGAATAACTCATCGAGTGCGCGGACGATTGGCTCTTGCTCGTAGTTTTCGCTGTAGGCGACGCCGCTGAGATACAATGCGGCCTCGACCATCTCATGACGCAGAGTTTCGCGCAGGAGCTTACTATCCTTGAGCGTCTTCCTGTCGAGTTCGATCACCTTCGCATCGGGAGAATACTGCCCGTAGCAATCCTCAAGATTCTTCACGCGTATCGGTATCTTGTGGCCAGCGATGGAAACGCTCTTGAGCATCGGGCGCATGATACGCCATAGGATAACCGCGTCCAGTCAAATGAGATGGCGAGAGGTTTGTTACTGGTAGAGACCTCTGTCAGTAACAACTTTCCAAAATTGCAAACCTTGCAATTTCTTTTGTGACAGAAAAACTGTGCGATTTGTCACAAACTATTTCGCAGAACTGGCTTGACACCGTTTTAGCATAATGATTGAGTCTCGCATCACCGCTGTGACCCCAGAACTCAAACCAGCATTCACGAAGGTCAATCGCTACATCTTTGACCCTGCCGCCTACTCTTGGAACATTCCAAGCGGGTGGACTTGTCCCGCTGCCGAGCAATGCTTGGCCAAAGCGGATAGAGACTCAGGCAAGATTACCAATGGCGCGGCGCAGAAATTCAAATGCTACTCAGCGATGACCGAGCGGTATCCGTCCGTGCGCAAGCGGCTGTGGGCAAACTTCGAGGCGGTGAAAGGAAAGACGCCCGACGAAATTTGCAACGTGTTGCAATGTTTGCCAGCGAAGGCCAAACGCGTTCGGATTCATTCGGCGGGTGACTTCTTCTCTCAGAACTATTTCGACGGCTGGCTTCAATTCATCCGCACAAGGCCCGACGTTCACTTCTGGGCATTCACCAAGTCATTGCCCTTCTGGATCGCCCGAATCAACGACATCCCAAGCAACTTGATCCTGCAAGCGTCCTACGGCGGCAAGCATGACCACTTGATCGAGAAGCATGGGTTGAAATCAGCCAAGGTAGTCTGGTCAACGCAGGAAGCGGATGCGCTTGGTCTGCAAATCGACACGGACGACCGACTGGCTGCGTACGGCGAAAGATCATTTGCGCTACTCGAAAATTTCTCAAAAGCAAAATCCTAGAATGGCAACAGACAACCTACTAGCTACAGATAGCTGTACATTCCATAATGTCGCTTTTGTCGCACTCGTGCGCGTGGAAGCAGTGTACCGCCTAAAAAGCCCTTGACCTAGCAGCAGGGCAATCATTAGTTTTTACCACCTAGCAACGTACTATTTATGCAAACACAAAAAACGCGCAACCGCGCCCTAGACACTGATGAGACGCAGCCTGACGCTGCTGGCAAGGTTATGGCCTTGCAGGTCAAGAGGCTTCCTATTGAAAGCCTGAAGGAACATCCAAGAAACAGCGAGGTTCGCAGACATCCAGACCCAGATAGCCCTGAGTGGGAGGTTATGGTTTCAAGCCTAAATCATGACTACTTTGATCCCGTCGTTTGGAATAAGCGTAATGGCCAACTTGTAAGCGGCCACCTTCGCTGCAAGGTAATGCAGAGTATTGGGGTGACTGAAGTAGACGTGGTAGTGGTAGACTATGATGAGCCTACCCACATTGCTAGGCTGCTTGCTGCCAACAATCTGCTTGGGCAAGATGATAAAAAAGGCATGAAGCAATTCCTTACCGAGCTAGGAAGCGTGCCGTCTTTTGACTTAAAACTCACGGGCTTCAGCACTGAGTCGTTGGCGTCAAAGTTCAAAATAAGTCTTCCTTCGAGTTCTACGCAAAAGGACAACGGTGAGGATGATGACGCTGACTCCAATGACGGAAGCAGCGTGGCAAACTACAAGTCGGCTAACGATAACATACCGCTGGTTCTTTCATTCTCGCCTAATGACCACATTGAGGTTATGGGACTTCTTCGAGCCATACGCAATGACGCCGCTGCTATTGAAGGCGTAAGTATGGGGGAAATTTCAAATAGCGCAGCCGTCCTAAGGGCGCTGCATCAGTACAAGCCTACCCAGCCTAACAGCTAACCACTATTAAAACTACACTATGAAAAAGAGCGTTAATCAAATCACAAATAGTCGTCACTTCATGGCGTGGGACTCTTACCACGGCCTACTCCATCAAGACCGCAAGGATGACTACCATACAGACATCTATGGATTCGATGGTGGGCCATCGGACTCCCTAGTAATACCAGAGAAAGGAGCAGTGTTTGGATACGTACAGTCAGGGATTTTACGTATTATTGATGAGTCGGTGGATGGGTATTACCCTAGGACTGTTCTGGCAGGTAGGTACTTCTGTACTAGGAATGGAGCATCCTTGACCGCGCTAGTCACTGGCACAAAGGCTGTGCTTATCCAGCGGCTAGGATTCGTTAATATCCCCATGATTGGCGGGCCAATCGAAGACCTTGGCCGACTTCGCTACATTGACGGGTGCAGCGATACCTTGCTAATCAGTCCATCGCGAAAAGGCGATGCTTGCCTTAACTTTCTACACTTCCCCGCGAAGATAGATCAGACAGAGCATACACACCCGTCGCTTCGCGTCGGTATGGTTGCTAAGGGATCAGGGTATTGCACCACGCCATTCGGTAGATTTCGCTTAATACCGGGGCTGCTATTCATTATCCCCAAGGATGGCTTGCATAAGTTCGATACGGTGGAGGACGACTTCATGGATGTGATCGCGTATCATCCTGACAGTGACTTCGGGCCTGAGAATGAAACGCACCCTATGATTAACCGAACCCTAGTAGGCGGGCAGAAGATTGATAATACGCAAGGATCTCACGTCCACGCCAAGGTTATGCAGGTTGACTTTGACTACACAGATTCCTCATCACGGCCATGAGCAGTAAGGTTTACAAAAAGCGATACACCGACGAGAACGTATGGGAGTTGGCTATTGAAAGGCTCAAGCGAGTCTGGGATATGGCTGATGACGTCGTTGTATCGTTCTCCGGCGGTAAAGACTCAACAGTTCTGCTGAATGCTGCGATAGAGGCGCATAAGCAGGTAGGTCAATCAAAGCCGCTAAAGGTTGTATTCTGGGATGAGGAAGCTATTCCATGGCCTACCATAGACTATGTTTATCGAGAGGCTATGCGCGACCGTATCGAGCTTCACTGGATGTGCATGCCTATTAAACATAGGAATGCTTGCTCAACTACTGAGCCATTTTGGTGGTGCTGGGATGAAAATAAGAAGGATCTATGGTGCAGACCTATTCCAACTAGTGAGAAGTATCCCAAAGCCATTATCCACACTATTGAAAATACTAGTGGCTTTAATCGCCTAACAGTCCCAGAGCTTAATGACTGGATGACTACTACGATAGGCTGTACTGGAAGTGTTGCTATGTTGGTAGGACTACGCGCTACTGAGTCACTAAGGCGCTACCAGATTGTTGCACGTAAAAGCAGCGACTCTCTCAACTACGTTAGCGTAGATCCTAAGTGCTCACGTGTTTACATGGTTAAGCCTATCTATGACTTCACCACCGAGGATGTGTGGACAGCGCATAACCTTTTCAAGTGGGATCATAATGAGTCTTATGACCATCAGGAACGCGCTGGCATTAGTAGGCATAATCAGCGAGTCTGTCCGCCGTTTGGAGAAGAGCCGCTTGGCGGACTTTATGTTTATCAAATCTGCTATCCTGACTTAGCCGAGAAAATGCTTCAGCGAGTTGACGGCGTTGCTACAGCAATGCGCTATTCACGCACGGCATTGTACTCATTCGGCGATACTGGCTTTAATCCTAAACTTGACCCTGAGGAGCAGATAGATCATGCACTGCTACGCTGGAAGCCTGACGTTAGGGAGCAAGTAAAGCGACGCATTGCACGTGAGATAGGAAACCATAATCGCAAGTCAAACAACGCGCCTATTCCTACTACCGTTGCTACTTCGACGGGGGTAACTTGGGCCTACCTTTACATGCTGGCCTCTCGTGGTGACTTCAAGGGCAGGAAGCAGCCAACCTACGGCAAGGACTAACCCTAAATAAAGCACGATACACACAATAACACTTCTTAATAATATGAATACCAAGAAAACTAAGCCGCAGGATCATCCACTTTATGAGGTTAAGTGGGTAGACCCAAAAGAACTACACCATAATGATTACAACCCAAACCATGTCTTTAAGCCTGAGATGATGCTTCTAAAGATGAGCCTTTTGATTTCTGGATGGACACAGCCAGTTATTGCTAGGCCCAATGGCGTCATCGTTGATGGATTCCATCGCTGGACACTAAGCCGTACCGATGAAGACATTAAAGCATTGACGGGTGGTAAAGTGCCAGTGGTCTTCCTATCGCCAGCCTTGGATGAGGGCGAGTTGAAGATGGCAACTGTTCGCCATAATCGCGCAAGGGGTAAGCACTCCGTGCTGCTAATGGGAGAGATAGTAAGGTCACTAATAAATGACCATGGCTACACCCATGATGAGGTTATGGTAAAGCTAGGGATGGAACGCGAAGAGGTAGACAGGCTCGCAAATCTACAGACAAGCCCTGAGCAAGCAGGAGCCGACGCCTTTGGAAAAGGATGGGTTCCAGATAAGTAAAGGTAATTTTGCATAGCCACTAGCATGTTAAGCGTATCGTCACTTTCAATAGGCGCACACCCTTACGGGCTACTAGCAGGGGAGAAATGCCTACTGGTAGAATTTGCAAAGTGTGCAAATAATTGCTGCCATAAGTGCGCCGCCAGCAAGTCAACTTTGACCATAAACGCCTATGACCTGCTAAAATCGGCTAACACCGTCGATACTGTTTCACTTATTGGCGGAGACTTAGCCAAGCAGGATCAGGGTTCACTGAATGAGCTGCGGACAGTTAGCCATGCGCGTGGAATACGGCTTGTACTATCAAGCTACGGCGAATCTCCACTGGAGCTAATGCCGAATGAGCATCTTATGCTTATCGGGCCTAGCAAGGGCATGCCATGCGATAAGGCTGTACTAGCCGCTTCAGAGATAGTTTGGCGAGTAAAGGGTTATGACGACCTGAATAAATTAGATCCAATCCTTTCCCTAGGTAGGCGTCACTTAACTTTATGCTTAGACAACAATGCTAGTGTCGGTGACTTAGCAAACTACGCAGCCAGTCTTCGCTTTAGCGAAACTTATGAGGAAGCGTTAGCTAAAGCGATTATTTTAGAATCAAACTCCAGATAATATGCCAGACATACACACCAAAAAAGCAAAGAAAGTAGTAAAGGCGAGAAAGCGAGTAGCGCCTAAGCCGCTAGTTGGTAAAGGAAAGGCTGCCATTCCTAGCGAAGACGTCGGCCTAGCTGCGCAACGCCAGAAGGCGCAAAAGAAAGCATTCCTAGAAAGATTAGCGGCCAACTATGGTATTATCACCATAAGCTCAAAAGAGGTAGGAATAAGCAATAGGACTATTGAGCGGTGGCGTAAGGTTGATACAGAGTTCAATGAAGCGTGCATAGACGAGTTAAAGCATCAGCGTGGATTAGTAGAGGGTAAGCTATTGCAGAAAATTAACGAAGGGGATACCTCTGCGATAAGATTTTATTTGAGGTGTAAGGGGCGTAATGCAGAGCATGTGCCAGAGACTTGGGTTGAGTCAGTTATGGTGCAGGGCGATCCAGATCAGCCAATTCATGCTAGGGTAGAGCTTGATGCAGAAATTCGCTCGTCGATAGATGATAACGCCCTTACCTTAGCCCTAAGCAAGGCAATGGCTGCTACGCCTGAGCTTTTCAATAATGTTGGCGGACGGGTAAAGCGTTAGTGGCTAATATGACCAGATACACTGATTCTGAGTTTAGCGCATTGCACGAAAGGCTACGCCAGAGTGCGCGGCTATCGTTTACGTGCTTTGTCTACTTGCTATGGCCACAGCAGAAGGGTCAGCCTTACGTGATAGGTAAGCTACATGAGTATTTAGCCAACTTGGTTGATAATGTTATGGCTGGCTTTGCTGGAAAGTACCAGTCGGTTAGTGTGCCGCCGCAGCACGGTAAAAGCAGACTTCTAGCGGTACGGGCAGTAGCATGGTTGCTAGGTTCAAAACCCGGAATCAACGTGGCCATCACAGGTTTTTCTCGTGACCTACTTGTTGAGTTCATAGGGGAGGTAAAGTCAATAGTCAGCAGACCTGACTACCAAGCATTATTTCCTAGCGTCATACCAGTGTTTGGAAATGACCGAGCCGATAAGATTAGATTCATGAACGATTCGTCACTGATTGCAAAGTCAGCGGGATCGAAGCTAACTGGTAGAAAAGTAGACTGGTTAATAATTGACGACGCGCACGCAGGACGCGCAGAGGCTGAATCTAGGCTACAGAGAAAGCGCGTGGTAGACTGGTACTTTGCAGACTGCGCAACTCGATTGAGCCGCGACGCAAAGGTCTTCATCATTGGTACGCGCTGGCATCCAAACGACTTGATCGGCCACCTAACAAGCGAGGACTATGTCGCACAGCTAATGGCCGAGGGCCAAGAGGAGTCTGTGTTTGAGGTGACTAATCTGCCCGCTATTGCGGGACGTGACGATCCTCTAGGAAGAGAAGAGGGCGAACCGCTATTCCCTGAAGAAAGACCGCTGTCATTCCTTATGGCCTTGAAAGCATCGCTTCCCGCTTACGAATGGTCTAGTCAGTACGAGGGTATGCCGCGAACTGCGTCATCTGGCCAAGCAGATATGTCAAAACTAAAGTTTATTGATAAGGATTTATTGCCCGATGGCTTAATGCTTACTAGGGGATGGGACTTGGCTGTAACCGAGAAGCAATCAGCCGACTTTACCGCTGGCGCACTTTGCGGGTGGGACGGCGATCAGTTTTACATAGTTGATATTTTCAAACGGCAGTGGACGTGGGCTAAGGTACGAAGCCAGATGATTGAACAGGCGCTGCGAGATCGAGAGACTATGAACGTTTTGCGGATTGCGGTGGAGGGGGTAGGTGGATTTGAAGCCATTTACCAAGACGTCAAGTCATCCCTGTTAGGAAGTGTAGCAGTGCATAAGCGCAATCCTCCTAGAGGAGGAAAACTACTTCGTGCGCAGCCATGGCTAAACCTAATCGAGGCGGGACGAGTGACTATTGTTCGCGGCCTATGGACAAAAGAGTTCGTCGAAGAGCTTGGGCAATTTCCAGAGAGTTCGCATGACGACCAAGTTGACGCCGTATCAATCGCGTTTGAGGAACTTACCAAGCCACTTCCTAAACTCCTAATTGCATAAGTTGCAAAATGTGATTGCGGAATTTCTTCCGCTCGATAACTTCTCTCCACCTATGACCCTGACACCTATTAACGACCTCGTTCTCGTCCGCATGGACGACCGCAAAAGCCAAAGCGACGGCGGCATTGCCATTCCTGAGTTCTCTCAAACCACTGAGACTTGGGGAACCGTGGCCAGCGTAGGCCCGACCTGCGAAATGGTTTCCGATGGCGACAGTGTGTATGTCCCCTCACACCTTGGCACTCACATCGTTTTGCTAGGCATCGACTACATCCTCATTCAAGAAAGCAAACTGTTGGCGAAGCGCGAGGCGGAGTAAGCGGATGGCCCGAACCGTCAAGACCCCCACGGGTGTCGCCGTCCACATCCCGCTCACCTCAGTAGTCGAGATCGACGGCGTCAAACTAAACCTTGAGCAACTCTTCGCCGCAATCCAGCAACCGAATACCGAGGCACTATTTGCGTTTAAGCGCGTAGGCAATGCCTTGAAAATCACCAAGATCGAGGATACAGATTCGGCGATTGCGTTCCTGATAGCAGCGACTCGCCGCAAGCGCGAGCGGGCGTCAATCGTCAAGTAATACTTGCAACTTCCTGAGAATCATGTCAGCGTCGCGGTCATGCAAGTAAGTCACTTACATAAGCTGATCCTCATCGAGAATCCGCGTTGCGCCAATTACTCAGTCGCTGATATGCTTCGGGCAGAACCGCTTGATGGTTTTGCAAGGTTTGCAACTGCTGCCGACTTGAAAAGCGAAGGCGCATTGCCGCCGCAGTTCGAGAACTACGCGGTGATGGTGGTGGTTCGCAACCCGTTGGAACGTTTCGTGAGTGCGGTGAGTCTGACTACTAGCAAACCCTTTGACGAGTTCACCGCGCAAGAGATCGCTGAGTATGGCGGTAGGGCTTTCGAGGACTTGGCGATTTACTTGTCTGACTTCAATACCCTTACAGGTGCTGCCGAAGGGGCGATTGACTGGTTCAAGACTGCCAACGAATGGCCGACAATATTCAGGTCGCAGATTGACTACTTGAGCGGCGACCCTGACCTTGTCGTTTCGTTTCGGACGCTCGCCGAGTTCGCCAACGCGCATCCTAACTTCGAGCGCGGGCTGGATACGCTTAACTTCAACTTTGCGCGTGCGCGTGAGGTGCGCTACATAGCTCGTGAGTTCAAAGACCCATTGACTGAGCTACTTGTTGAAGATGTCAATCGACTCAACACTCAACCTGTTTGGACGCGTGAGCCTAACATGACCCGCAATGCGGAAGGCGGAGGATGCGGCGGCTGCGGAAAGAAAACCGTTCTCGTTGCCAACCCAGTAGTGGAGGACGTTGCGTTCCCGAAGGACTAATAAATTACCGATAGTTGACAAACGACCTAACCATTTCGCGCAATGCCATTCTGGATCTTTAAGAATACGCCAGCCAAACTCTCAGACCTCAGCTACAATGATAGAAAGGAGTTGTTCAGCATTGCCGAGCAGACCGTTCTTTCGCGCATCCCGAACGTAAAGGAGCGCAACTTCATCGAACAACGGGTTGGCGTCACCATCTCGAAGCTCGCCGACTTCCAATCATTCCTTGATGTCGGCAGCAAGAAAGTCTGGGCATCGTTCCGCGCCTGTCACTTGGTTGCCAACGTCCTCGTCTCCGCAAAAGTTCAAGCGGTTCAGCTAGGCGGCGACAATGCTGAAGATCAACTGCTTCCTGAAGATCATCCGCTTTCCCTTTTCCTATCCACTCCAAACCCTTTCGATTCGTGGGAAGAGTTGATTTACATGTGGACATTCCACATGAAGCTGACTGGTACGGCGTACTGGCTAAAGGATGAAGTCAATGGCGCTGGCCAACCCGCCGCGCTGTTTCCATTGCTTCCGCAGTACGTCGAGGCTGACCCTGATCCAAAGCTCAAAGTCAAAGGATGGAAGTACAAGGTCAATGGTCAAACGATTGCGTTCAAGCCAGAGGAAGTACTTCAGTTCCGCAGACCGCATCCGAACAATCTCATCATGGGGCTTGGCGATGTCGAGCCGTCACAAGACACGTTGTCTGCTTACATCAACCGCAATGCGCTAGACGAGAAGTTCCTTGAGAATGGCGCGATGCCGTCTGGTATTCTGACAAAGAAGGATGTCATCGAAGACGAAGGCGCATGGAAAGCATTCCGTCAAAAGTTCAATTCAGAATACGGCGGTCGCGGCAATGCAGGTAAGACTGCTTTCCTGAATGGCGATTGGTCATACCATAAGCTCGGCCTGACGATGCAAGAGATGCAAGCGATTGAGCGCGAGAAATGGACGGTTGAGCAAATCTTCCTCATCCACGGCGTACCACTCTCAGTCGCTGGTATCGCTGGCGCGGCAAACTACGCAACCGCAAGACAGGATGACATCAACTTCCGCAAGTACGAGTGCGTGCCATTGCTTGACCTATTGATTGGCCGCATCAACATGGCTGGCGGCATTGCCAAAGCCTACGGCGACAACCTTCGCTATGATTACAGCATGTCTGGCCTCATCGACGTTGAGCAGACCCTCAAGGATTACGGCCCGATGGTAAAGCTAGGTGCGATGACGCCGAATGAGTTGCGCGAGAAGGCTGGCTTGCAACGCATCGACGACCCTTACTTGGATCAATTCTTTGTCGAAAGTGGCCTTGTTCCGATGGCAGTTGCTGGCATGAGCGGAGCCGCCGAACCTCCGCAGTCGCTATGACCTATGAGGTATCAACGCACCTTGCCTCTGACGCGGACGAAGCCGACTTGCGGCTGTAGGCACTTTGTTTCTCCGTCCAAGATTTTTGCAAAGGTTGCAAAAAGCAAACTGCCCGCTGGCGGCTGGACAATGGAATCCTTCATGACGCGCAACGGTGCGCAGTTGACCAAAGACCTCTTGAATGTTCAGCGTGCGGCAAAGCTCAAAGGCACGCGTCTTCTCACCAAATCACTCACCGCAGTGATGCGCCGCCAAGTTGAAAAGGTTCTTGAACTATTCGAGACATCGCTGATTCGTATGGCTGGCGTTGCGGCAACGCGACAAGTCAAGGCAGTCACGATGACCGTTCAGGCAGATCAACACGCCGACCTGTGGGCGAGTGCGCTAGAGCAAGCATTTCGCATTCTTGGCAAAGAAGTCGAAGCGACGGTTCAACCAGTGATGCAATCGGTAGCCGACGACATCCATGAAAAGACTACCACGCTGCTTACTGGCGTAAAACCATCCGCGCCAGCAAAGCGGGTCATGCAGCAATCCATCAACGAGATTGCCAAGGATGTGACTGGCGTAAACAATACTACTCAGCGCAGACTGGCTAGATTGATTTCAAAGGGCATCGACGCTGGCAAAAGTCCCGGTGAGTTGATGGATGAGATTCGCACAAAGATCCCTCAGATTGCAACGAATCGCGTGCCAACTATTGTGCGAACTGAACTTGGCCGCGCCGCAGATAGGGCAGCGATCCGTTCAATGAAGGACAGCGGAACCGTGACGCATGTAAGCGTATCAGGTTGCGAGGCAATCGAGCAAGGAATCCCCACCTTTCGCGGAACGCCTACCTGCAACATCAAGAACGTCCCGATTGAATACTCAGGCGACTTGCGCTTCCACATCAACCACACTGGCGCAATCACCGCCAGCGGATTCAGGCAAGAGAATGGAAGCACGCCAGCCTTGCCATTGAAACAAGGCGAAGGAATAGGAACATGGGAAGATCGCGGTCGTCCAGTTCCAGCACTAGTATCGGATGGCGGACTGCCTAAACCACCGAAACCTCCTGAGCCGCCGCAACCACCCGCCGCGCCGATTGCGCCGAAGCCTTTACCTCCTACGCCTCCGCTTCCCGCTGCTTCGCCTTTGGTTCCAGTCAAACCGAAGCCTACGCCAAAACCAAAACCAGTAGTTGCGCCGAAGCCTACGCCTACCCCAGCGCCTATCCCAGCCGTTGTCGATCCTGTACCAACAATCGCTCCACCGCCAGCATTGACGCCTATCATACCAGATACGCCTTCGGCTACTACAGCAACAACTTCAGGTAGAACTCCAGTCGGCTATGATGGATTCGTGGCGTCAATGGAGCTAGTGCCTAGCGGATCGCCGCGAAATGCCGCTGAATTTTATGGTAGGCTATTCAATGGAAGTGTGAATTTGACTAATGATGATCGTTTAGCCTTTGCTGATTACATAGAGACCCCAGCATTCTCACAAAGGCTAAGAACAGGATTCACTAATAACATTCAAGTAATTCAAGATGCTCCAAGAGTTCGCGCATTAACTGAATCATTATCATCAAGAACTCTACAAAAAGAGACGTATGTGTTTAGGGGCTTAAACTCTGTCCCTGAGCTAGAAAACTTAAATGTAGGCGACTACTTGGTGGAAGACAGCTTCATGTCAACAACGCCTAGTATGAACTCGGCGTTTATCAAAGAAACCGTCCAGTACGGAGGGATAGTAATGCGCGTGAAGCTACCAAAGGGCGCTCCAGTTAAGTACGTGTCTGGTGCTTCGCCATCCGCTTACTACGCTGATGAGGTAGAGACCCTTCTTCAAAGGGGAAGCAAGCTAAGGCTAGTAGGCAAGACGCAAGGCAATGGCGTGACCTATTTGGATTTTGACTTTGAGTCAGCGTCACCGAATGAGTATGACTGGGTTTCTAAACTGAAAGGGGCGGTGGTTCCAGACAACCTAGGGTACTCTTACCCCAAAGAGCAGCTAGACAATCTGGTAGGAGCATACTTTAACGACTTAGTGGTTCGAGGCGGCCAGTCTTTTGACGATCTCTCTGCTCAGTTGAAAGCGATGAGCGTAAATAAGTGGAGTAGGGCTGACGTAGTGGCGTACTTAAAGGAAAGCGGTTGGTCACCATACATGACTGATGCCCAAGTTCGCGGCCTCGCGAAACCTTCTCTAAAAGAAGCAGTAGCGCCAAAGACAGCTCGCTTGCCCGGTATTCCCACTGATGAGAAGTACGACAAGCTGAATGATTTCCTATCAGGGGCGTTTACGACTAAGCAGGTAGATCAGCTACTATCTACCGTTGATGGGTTTAACATAGACTTAAAGCCATTTGAAAATGCCTTGACTGGCGAAACCTTCTCATTTGTGGATGGCGGGTCTATCCACATGCAGCGTGCCCGCTTTGCCTCGGATGAAAAACCAAACTTCCTCAGCAAGAAAGATTTTGTAAAAGCGGCAAAAGACTCACACCCCCTAGGTCACTTTGACCGTGGCGTAGACCACCCAGACCCATTAGGTGCTTTGAAAAAGGATAAGGCGTGGCAAGGCTCAGGTGTCTACGGAGACGGCTACTACCACCAGTTAGTTGCGCCTTACAAGATAACGCTAGAAGATACATTAGCTAGAAAATTTTCTTCTACGGCGATAGACTACGCCGAGCAAGGGCCAGATGCTAAAATTATGGTTGGTTTTCTAAGAAAGGAAGCAAATGTTATTAGCAACATCAAATTAGATGAGGAAAAAATAGCATTCACAGATTACATCGGTGACTTATTCCCGCGCAGTCCAACTATTTACGCCAAAGAAAAGTACGGACTTTCGTCAATTAGTGACGTGACGCCTGAGATGCTGGATGAAATAAAAGATGAGTTCGGTAGGCTTTACAAGTTAAGGACTGTCGCGCTTGATTTATCATTCAACTCTGGCGCTTATGCTAGGGTAGCAGGATATGACGCAATTCACGTTGAAAGCATGGATTACTTGGTCGTTGTCAACAACAGGCACTATGTTTTGCTTGATGAAACGGCAAAATGGAATGAAACTGAAAAGACATTCTTATTCGACGAAAACTAAATGAGCGCCTCGACATCCAGAAAATACGCGTGGATTGCAAACAGCATAGCTTTGCAGTCAATTAACCGCACGAAATACTTCAACGCCCTTGATGACATCACCTCTGCGGCGTCAGAAAGTGACTTCAAAAAATCCACATTGGAGGTTATCAAGATCGCGGAGCTTGACCTTAAAAAGAACGGTACATGGCCACCGCCTCAATACAGGTGATTGACATTTACCCTCGCGTAGTCCTAGGATCTTGAAGTTCCGCACTCACAATGACCTTCAAGTTTCTCGCCGCAAAACCAGCAACCGCTTTCAAGTTTAACCTTGTCAAGCAGCGCGAAGACACGCGCCAAAAGGATCTTCTTATTGAGCCACCGCCAGCCGAGCCTTTGAAGGAAGGCGATTTCGTATCATGGGGCGAGGACTTGATTGGCCGCGTTGACCACATCATGCCAGAAGGAACCCTGAATTTTGGCGATACGAAACTCGACGCTGCGCCTGACAATCCCGTTGCGCTTGTCTCAGTATGGAAGGACGGCGGCTTCACTGGAGAAGCCCTTGGTTTCTACCTTGCTGGACTGACGCGAGTTGATGCACCTTTACTTGCTGGAAGCACCGAAGAGAGCGATGGCAAAGCGGTCAACCTTAAACCGACCGAAGCCATGGCGGTTGAAGCCGAGCGCGGTCTTGCATGGCGGAGGGAATACAATCGCGGCGGAACTGCGGTTGGCGTTGCGCGTGCGCGGGACATTTCAAACCGCACCGAGCTTTCCCCTGAGACGATTGGCCGAATGGTTTCTTACTTCGCTCGCCATGAAGTTGACAAGCAAGCGCAAGGATTCAGACCCGGTGAGGATGGCTATCCTAGTGCTGGCCGCATTGCGTGGGCTTTGTGGGGCGGCGATGCAGGAAAGTCTTGGGCTGAAGCAAAAGCGCGTCAGTTGGAGAATGAAGGCAAGGCAATCAAACTCGACTACGAAGACGAGGCCGAACTCGCTGCTGGCAAAGCAGTCCTCTTCACTCATGATGGCGTCAAAGTCGCTGGCGTAATTGCAAACCTTGCAAATGATCGCGCATCTGTCCGCTTGGCTATCCCCGACGAGAATGGCTTGTTGCTGGCCAGCGACTCGACGATTGACCTTGGAGTTGATGAACTCACTCCCTATGACGCTCCTTATGTCGAGCGCAAGATGGCGACTTGGCAGACCAATGAGGCGTTGCTTCAGGATGGAACGAAAGGCGTCGCAATCAAGGATCAATCGAACCGCGTCGTAGACTATGCCGACGTGATGATCGCTGGCTACGGCTCGACCTTTGCGCATGTCACCGCAAAAGACCGCGATGGCGATACCGTGATGCCCGGTGCATTCACCGAAACGATTCGCGAGTTCAAGCGCAACCCCGTCATGCTGATTGACCACAAGAATAGCGTCGAAAACATCGCAGGAAGCTACACTGAAGTGGTGCAAGACGACATTGGCTTGCGCGTGGTTGGCAAAGTTAGCAATGCGCCTGAGTTGAGTACCGTCCGTTTCCTCATCATGGAAGGCCACTTGAAAACCCTCAGCATGGGTGGTGTCTTCCTTTACGGCCCCGATGGCCACACGATTGAGAAAGTTTATCTATTTGAGATTAGCCTAGTCGCAATCCCTGCAAATCCTGATGCGCTATTCCAAGCGCGTTCACTTGACCTGACTAGTGCATCAAAACTCTTCAAACGCCACTCCGCAAAAGCCCTCAGCCATATTGCCTAACCTTCATGCAATCCGAGATGATAATGGACTTTGGAAAACCCATTGCGGCGATTGTCTGCGCTGGAACAACTTTACTGGCCGACACGGCTACCTTGCCCGGTTTGCCTGAGTGGGTATCCTCGCTTGGTCTGCCTGTTGCGTTCTTGATTGCGGTGATGTATGCGCTTGTCTCTATCCACAATGCCTACAAGCAAAGCATGGCCGACCGCATCGCTGACCGTGATGAGCATGAGTCGCGGATGGACAAGCTGGTCGCTAATATCCAAGAAAGCAGGGAGCGTTTGATTCGCGCCACCGAGCAACAGACCGCTGAGTTTCGTTCTCTCGCGGATGAGATTCGACGCAAAGGATAGCGGCTGATCTTGACAATGCTGAAACGCTTTGGCAGCGTTGGCGTGCCTTGATGCGGCGCGGCTCCAATGATTATTAAAAAAACAGTCTACGTAAATTCCAACGGCGTTCTTGCTCCAACGGCAGAAGATCGTACTGGCTTTCAGATCAATGGCCTTGGCTTGACTTTTAAGCGCGGTGATGCAATTCGCCTAAATGTCATCTTCGTTGATACGGCTAACCAGCCTATCACCATCCCCGACGGCTCAGTAATAACGATGGCCGTTAAGCCACTAGACGAATACGACTCGCCGATCCTGTATGCGTACCAGACAATGACCGTCAATGGCGAGGCTGCGGCAGATGGCTACAACCTCGATTTAACTCTCGATGGCCTAGACTTGTATGATGCGTTGCGCGTGAATGCCCCGCTTGAGGCTGATGTGGCATCGGTGCAAGGAATGCTCGAACTCACGTGGACTCAGGATGGCGGAACTACTTATGCCTCTACGCAAAACGTGGCCCTTGTCACTATTAACAATGATGTGATTCGTGGCAACGAGGCGACGCCAATCAATCTTCCCTCGCCAGAAAGCTGGCTCAATACGCGAGCAGTTCGCTACGACACTCCACAATCCCTGAGTCTCTCGCAACAACAACGCGCCCAGCAAAACATCGGTTTGCCTAAAGCGAAATGGGATGGCAACCGCGAGCCGAATGCGGACGATGATGAAACCCTTGGCTATTCGGCTGGCTCGCTTTGGATCGACGTCATTGGAAAGGAAGCGTATCGCTGCGTGGATAGTACCGAAGGCGCGGCGGAGTGGATTGAAACTACCGTTGAAGTCACAGAGATTAGCGGAGGCCCAAACCTGATTACTGATTCCACGCAAACTACGCTTGAAGGATTTCTTTATGGTGAGGGAGGCGATGTAAAAGCACGCCTTGGTTCAACTGGAGTGGCCGCTAATACTGTTGCGATTCGCAGTGCGAATGGTTCGCTTACTGCGTCGAACATCGAAATTTACGCGAAGGCCGCTACAGCAATCACAAAAGGCGCGGTCGTTTACATCTCTGGCGCGGCTGGAGAAAACAAAATCATCTCTCCTGCGATTGCGAGCAGTGAAGCAACTTCAAGCAAGACCATAGGCGTAGCGATTCAATCTCTTGCCCAGAATGGTTTCGGGTATGTATTGACCGAGGGGGACATCACTGGGCTTGGTATTGCTTTAACAAGTGGCCACGGAATTGTCGAAGGCGATCCGATCTGGCTTTCTCCTACCGTGGCTGGCGGAATGGTTTTCAAAGTTGCCAATAAACCCGCCGCGCCGAACCACATGGTCTTCATCGGCTATGTGACTAAAGTTGATGGCAACACGCTCAACGGCATTTATGTCAAAGTGCAGAATGGTTTCGAGCTTGAGGAATTGCACAACGTGCAAATTTCAAGCCCGTCGAACAATCAAGTCCTGAGTTACGATTCAGTTAACGGGTTATGGAAGAACACGACCCCAGCCGTTCCTGATACTGGGGTAGTTGCGCCTACTGCCGATACGGTGGTTAAGAGAAATGACGTTGGCGGAGTTCATGCGAATCACATTAGGCTATTCAAAGACGGGAAGTACGCTCAGATTACTATCCCGGCTGAGGCGACTCTTTCTAGCGACATCTCATTCGGGCTTCCTACCGCCGCTGGAACTATCGCAACGAACAACACGGCGGTGATGCTCTCTGGAAATCAAACCGCGATTGGCGGCAACAAGTCATTCAGCGGGTTGATTCAGATGTCCAGCCAAAACGCTAACGATCCTTCAAACGCGTTGACGGTTGGAGTTGGCGATGCACGTTATCCTGCTTTTTACAAATCCGTTTCGCAAAATGATGTTACCGTTTCTAGCACTAGCCTATCAACGGTAGCCTCCATAACTTTACCAGCAGGGTTCTACACGCTCACTGCCTTTATTGCTGTAGAAGTTCCCGGCAGCGGTTCAGCAGCCAACGCTACTGTTAGGGTCGCAAGCAATTTTCCTTACCTAGATGCGCAAGTCGCGCAGTTTAGGGGTACTTACCAAGTTGGCTCGTATCATAACGTTATCGGCAGCTTGACAACAATTACTAACTACGCACAGTACGATACGTCTAAGGAGGCGATTGTTGCTCAAAGCACTGGAACAAACCCTGCTGTTTACGTTAAGTATGACCTCGTGTGCTTAGTTCAGGCAACCACTACTGATACTATCAGACTTCAGTTTAGGCAGACTGCGTCTTCTGCCACATCAATAGTATGCCGAAAAGGCGCATTTATTACTGCAACAAAACTTTCGTAAAGCCATGTCACTACTACAACAAAAAACACAACTCGAAATTGACCTTGCCGAAAAGGACTTCTCGCTCATTCGTTGCGCCGAAGCTGCTCATCATCTTGCCGTCACGCTGCGCAGAGCAAACGATCAGTTTTGGTCATTGCCGACTGACCGCTTGCTTGCGGTATTGAATGCGGATGTTCCTGCGACGCAAGCCACCTTCGCCGCCAATACTGAAATCGGCCTCGCGGTGAACAACGTACTCGATCAGGTAGCACTCCCTAACTTCGCATCTCGCGCACCGATTACCGCTGGCCGCAGTGACATCGAGTTTGACGGCAACGAGTTTATCTATGTTGCGCCTCCCGCGCCTGAGCCTACTCCTGAACCTGAACCCGAAGCATGATGCAGGAAGAGACTATGTCGTTGGTCTTTGCTATCGTCATGGCGATTGCAATCTGGCTGACAATCTTCCTGCTCATGAAGGATGGCTACCCTTTCTGATTTGCAAACATTGCAAAATAGTCATTGACAGCGCGAAAAAGGAATCGTTAAATCGCGCCCAAGTCAAAGATGACCAAGCGCGTGAGGGCGAACCCAAAATGGAAGTAGCGGCAAACAAGTACGGAAACGGAGACCGACACCACCACCATTCTACAAAAACACAATTCATCTATGAAATTGACCGAAGAACAAAAAAGTCGTCTGGCCGCTTTGCTTGCCAAAGCCGCTGACACCCTCACCGATGCAGAGCGCGTCGAGTTCGCTGGCCTCAAAGCCATCGAAGCCGAAGCCGCCCAAGCAGACGGAAATGACGAAGCCACCACCGTGACTGAAGGTGAACTTGAAGCAGCCGTCACCAAGGCTGTTAGCAAGGCACTCGAAGGCAAAGGCGTGGACACCGCAGCTATCCTTGATGAAGTCAAGAAGAGCGGCGAAGGCGTGAAACTTGCTGACATCGAAGCAGCGGTTGCCAAGCACCTCGACGCATCGAAACTCGACAAGGACGCACTCGTTGCCGAAATCAAGAAGAGCATTCCCGCCGCTGGCGTGACTAAGGCTGATCTTGAGGCTTCGCTTGAAACCTTCTCCAAAGGACTTCGCCAAGAGAGCAAGCATCAGTTTGCCACCTTCGGCGGTAGCTTCCCTGTTGAGCATCGTTCGGGCAACATGAGCGTTGCGCAAAAGCAACTCCTCAACATCTGCCTTGGCAAAGTTAGCGATGAAGCTCTTGAGCGTAATGGCATCAAGCGCCCCGCTGGCATCAACGATGGTATCCGTGAGTCTGACCTCATCCGTGCTAAGGAAGTTGGCGCTCGTTCGATCAAGTCGCTTCGCGATTCGATTGCCTACGGCGGCAAGGCCCTCACCACTGGCGGCGCTGGCAACGGTGCTGAACTGATTCCTTCCGACCTGTCGAGCGATCTGCAAATGCGCATGTATCTCGACTCGCAACTTGCTGCTGCGCTTATCGCTTCCGAAATTGATATGCCGAGCGATCCCTTCAAGCTCCCGCTGAAGACCACTCGCACTCAATTCTACAAAGGTAGCGAAGCACCCGGCTCCGATCCGACTAGCTCGAATCCCGGAACTGGCTCGATCACGCTTGACTCGACCAAGATGATTGGCGTTGCCCAATACTCTTACGAAGCCGACGAAGATTCGATCATCGCCATCCTTCCGATGCTCCAAGAAGACATGGCCTCTGGCGCTGCGTTCACCTTTGAACAAGCAGTCCTCAGCGGTGATGCCACTGGTGCGCACCAAGACTCCGACATCGAAGCGGTCGCTGGCCACGCTGCCAAGTCCTTCAACGGTGTCCGCGCTCTTGCGCTCGCCAATGCTAGTACGAAGATTGACCTCGCAACTGGTGGAATCTCCGCCGCAAACATCGCTGCAATGCGTAAGAAGATGGGCGTCTACGGCGTTCGTCCTCGCGACCTTGCGCTCGTGGTTGGCCCTCGCGGCTACAACGATCTTGTTTCGCTGGATGAGACCCTCACCTTCGACAAGGTCGGCAACCCCGATGCCGCCCGCATCCTTTCGGGTGTGGCTGCTTCGATCTACGGTATCCCGATCATCGTCAGTGACGCCGTCCGTGAAGACCTCAACGCCACTGGCGTGTATGACGGAACCACCACCACCAAGGGTTCGGTGTTCCTCATCCATCGTCCGTCGTGGGTTGTCGGTGTTCGCCGTGGCTTCACCGTCGAAGTGGACGTCAACCGCTTGCAACAAGTCAACTATGTCATCGCTTCCTTCCGCCGCGACTTCAAGGCCAAGGAATCGCTTGCCACTGTGCCTTCCGCAATCGTTGGCTACAACTTCACTGCCTAATCAACTGGCAGCTTAGTGCTGACTAACTCGTTAAAGCCCTCGCTTCGTAATTGGAGCGGGGGCTTTTTCATTAAAGGCTTGCCTACTTTCAAAATCGTCCGTATGGTTTGCGTCGTTCTCTAACACTCTATCTTATGAAAACCGTATCTTATTCTGGCCCCACGATTTCGCTTGGACGCTTTGGCACTATTGATGATGGTGCGCATCTGCAACTTACCGAAGCTGAGTACGCTGGTCTCTCCGACGATTCTCGCTTCACTCTTCTTTCGCGCCGCAAGATCCGCGAAGACATCTCACCGCTTGGCACGCCTTACTTCGACCTTCGCCTCGTTGATTGGTCGCGCAAGAATCTTCAGAACGAACTGACCGCTCGCGGCAAGTCCACTCTTAAAAACATCGCCGAAGCCATCAACTTCATTGGCGGCGATGTTGTCGTGACTGAACATGACAACTCTGACATCATCGCTGACGCAATCTATGCGGAGGCTGTACAGCTTGGTTGGGATAAGTTGGGTAAAGAAACGCGACTGGCGCTTGGCACTGCTGATACGGCAGTCGTCAAGGGAGCCAAGGATGCCAATGTAGCCGCCAAAGCGGTTAAGGCTCCTGCGCCAGTCGCGTCTGCCGACGACGCCGAAGTGACCAATGATGCGCCTGAGGAAGAGGAAACCACTCAAACCAAACGCCGTCGCCGCTAACTCTCTATGCTCGACATCAACCTAGCCACCTTTCAACGCGAAGCGCAGCGAACCCTGACCGATGAGAAATCGGTAAAGGCCGCTGTCGCTCGTTTCAAGAAATGCGACAAGGCTGAGGATCGAGTCGATGAGCGACTCACTGCTTGCTCGCCCACAAACCAAACTTGGAAAAATTGCAAACTTTGCATAAATGGCAACGCTTTACAAACCGTACTGCTCGCTTGAGGACGTGGTTCAAGCCGCTGGCAACTCCGAGCCAGAAGTTAGTGACATCTTCATCGAGTCCATAAATCTTGCCTCTCGTCGCATTGATGAGATTTGCGGTAGGGATTTCTGGTCGCACGATCATTTGACTGATCCGTACATCGTTCCAAGGCGTCGCGTGATTGGCAACGTGGTGATCCTGCCATTTGAAATCAATTCGCTGACTGAAGTAAAACTCGACACCATAGAAATTGACCTAGCGAGTTTGAGCTATGCCGAAGGCGACACCTTCTTTGAATACTCTTCCAACTTCGGTTCTATTCCGTTCACTGGCGAGCTTGCAATCAAAGGTGATTTTGGCTTTGCAACTACCTTGCTTACAGCGCCTCCCGCGCTTATCCCTGCTAGTATCCGCCGCGCAACTATTCTGACCGCTTGCGCACTTAGTAGCGAGTGGCGCAGGGAGCGCGTTGCATTTGACGGTAGCCGCGAAAGCCTACTTGAGACCAAGGTTCCTAGTGAAGTGAATGAGCTAGTAAAGCCTTGGATTCAGCGCGGACGTGCGGTAGGATTCTAACCGAATCCCGCGCCAATGAACATCGACATCAAGTTCGTCAATTTCACGCCGACAATGACTTTGGTTAAACGAGTCAGTTCGGCGATGTCTACCCGCAACCGCTTGGCGGTTCATCAAAAGGCCGCTGAGATAGTTCGCGGTAGAATGATTCGTCAGACGCCGAAACGTTGGACTGGCCAGACCCGCAGGTCATGGGTCATACAAAGCACTGGCGGCGATGGCGTCGTTCTGACTAATACTTCCAAGGTCATGCGGTTCCTTGAGGATGGTACAAGAGCGCACGGCCCGAAACGCGCAAAGAGGCTATTCGTACCCCTAACGAAACGAGCCTTCCTTGCTGGCCCTCGCGGGGTCATCTCAGCGAATCAGGCTGCGGCAGCGCAGAATCAGTGGTCAAACTATGGCTCGGCTGCGGCTGGTAAAAAGACCAAGAAAAAGAAACTACCTTTTGTCGTAGGCAAGGACTTCGTTTTTGCGAAACGCGTTCGAGGCATCCGCGCCTTGAATATCGTCAAGAATGCGCGGTCGTTTGCTAGGACGACTTGCAAAATGCTTATGGTTCAGCACCTTGTTAAGTCGCTTCGCGGCGCTGTTTGAAAGCCATTCGGTAGGCTTGCAATGCGCGATGATTTGTTGCAGAGTGCGTCGTCATGAGCAACTTGTCAGACTGCTATCAATTCACCGCCGCCGTTTGGACTATCTTCAAACGGATTGAGTTTCACTGCCAGACTGGCGGCATCCTTCAAGGATTGAAGTGGAGCCGCGAGGGCGGTTTGCAAAACTTGCAAACTGATAAACTACCTTTGCTTCAACCTTATTCGATTGAGCAGGACATGGACTACTTCGCTGGTGGCAACTTCCCTGTCTACAACTCTTCGGACAAGGAAGCCAATACACCCTTTGTCAGTTCATTCCAGTTGAAGCTCGAACTGAGTACCGACAGCAAGCACGGATTCCTCCGCCGCAACCCTGACGTGCCTACCGAGCGCAAGGGTCACATGGAATGGTCGGCGCTGGTAATGGATGCGATTGAGACCGCTGAGGACGACCGTATTGACTCGCGGCTGGATGGGACGCTACTGCGTCCAATCAAGATGATGATGAAAGACATCGAGATCCAAGAGCTTACCATGTCATCGGTGATCGACATTCGGATTGATACCCACCTTCAGCGCCGTGGCCAACGAGCCTGTCCGTTTGCGTAAAAAAGTTTTTACTAGAATCATTCGGCACTTGACGAGGTAGCAAAATTGTTTGTAGTCTCAAAACCGTAAAGCAACTCTAACCACCACCAAATATGCCTTGTACTACAGTAGCAGGAGTCCAGCCATCTACCGAAGATGCTAACATCGCCTTCGGATACGGCGATCAAAATACATCAATCGTTGAAGGAATCGTCGTCACGAACGTAAAGGTCACCAACAAAGTCGATAAAAAGGAAATTGTCGGTTCTTGCGGAACCGTAATAGGAATGCACTATTACAACCGAAACTCCGAGGTCGAAATAAGCGGCTATGGTAAAGCTACCACTGACGTTGGAACTAAAATATCACTCACGGCATCGGATCTTGGTCAACAACCAATCAACATCTCCAGTATGATCGTCGATGAAGTGACTTATGAAGAAACTAACGAAGACTTCAACAAGTCAACTATCAAGATGACTTGCTACGAAGACTTAGACGCCTAATCAATCTAACTAAAACTCTAACTACTAAATACTATGGCAGGATGCACAACTATTGCTAGTCTCAACGCCCCCTCTGGGGTAAAATTCGGCGTTGATGCAACGCTCGAAACCCCGCTTGGCGAATACATCCAAAATTTGAAGCTAACCGCTAAAGCCGATAAACAAGAGATCCGTGGATCTTGCGGAACTGTCAGGGCAGTCGTCTTTTCAAAGAAGACCCTTGATATTGAGTACACGCACTACGGCATTCCTAAAAGTTCTGAAAGTATCGGCGAAGGCGGTACTATCACTGCGTTCGGCCCCGGCGATACTATTAAAACTATTGCGACTGACTTTATCTCTGGCGTTGGTTCTATCTACATTGAGGAAGTCACTACCGAGCAATCAAATTCTGAAGCGACGAAAACGACTGTGAAAGCAGTCGGCTACAAGACTTCCTGATCCGCAGCTAATGCTAACCCAGACGTTTAGTTTTTGCTTCGCCGCTGTGATTACCCATGCCTTAGTCTGGGGGGCAGTTTATTTGCGGCGGCGAAGCTGACGCTTACTCAAAACCAGACAACCAGATAACCAGATGAGCAATTCTAAAGTCCAAAAAGGAACTAAACTAACCGTTGTAGGTGATACCGCCTTTGCGGCTGCCTTAGTCGCCATAGGCGTTCCGTTTTTTAACTATGCCGATCCTTGCAACTACACCGAGAGAAACGGGGAGAAAAGAGTCGTATGGGGGATGGATCCAAATGCAGCGATAAGCGTCGCTGAATTTTCAAATATCTGTAAGGCGTTTAATGAGCCTGAAGAATGGTTTAAGAAAAACCCAGAGCATCCCTTTGGGTATGCGCTTGCCGCGATACGCAACTACATCCAAATGCAGGAGCTTCTCGACGGCATGGAGCCTACTGTTAGATTCAAGCTAAAAAATGGAAAGATATTTATGATAAAGAAGAACAGCGAGAAGTACCATAAACTGATTGATAGAGGCTTGAAACCAGAGTAAACCATCAACCACTGCCAGAAACTATGAAAACAAACACCACCCAAGACATCGCAGTCGGACGCCCAGCAAAAAGCCAGCGTTCAGCGCCGCCTAAAAAAGATCCATCCGACGACTTGCTTGACAAGTTCCTAGGTGAGGACGAGCCAGTAGAAGAACAAGCCAAGCTAGACCACTCCATCACCCGCGAATTGATGGGTAAAGGGCCAGTCGTCTGCGGCGTTGAATTGCGCCCGCTGTCACTCGCGATGGTCATGCTCCTGCATGAAGTCGGCAACGAGATCATGATAGGTAAGCGCGTCGGCGAGATGACCAACCCACTTCTTGCCGCTGGCGAGTTTCTCTTTGCTTGCAATTCAGAGTCGTCGCTCGACGAGATGACCGACTTGGTCTTTAACCGTCGCGATGAGTTTAAGAAAAGCGTGATTGCCTTCTGCGATTCGCTGCGCCCAAGCGACTCTCTCATCCTCGATGTGATCGCCTACATCAACGACGCCACCTCCACGCGAGTCAATGCCGAGCTTCCCGCCAGCATCAAGAATAGCATGAAGGACGATGACATGGGAAACGCATAGCGCCGCCTTGGCCTGTTAGGCTACTGGCGGCGGCAACGGAGATCCTGAACGTAAACGCTATGGATGCGTTCAGGACTCTTTCGTTGAAAGTCTTATTCTCCTGCGAACACATGGCTCTAGCAAAGCAAGGCATGGTTTGCACGCTAGGCGATATGGACAAAACGCTTGAGGATTTGTTGAAGGACTGATAGTGTCACTGCCAACTTAGCGACCAATGGCAGACCAAAACGTATCCATCAATTTTAGCAGCGACGCAGATAAATCAATTTCTGCGAACAATGCGCTGATTGCGTCGCTCAAGGCACTTGAGGCGCAGTTTAAGTCTGTTCAAGCTACCTTCAAAAGCGGCCTTACAGA